GATTTTCTTTCTAGTGACTTATAACCAACGATCTTATTGCTGTCACCGTAGTCAGAATCAGCTTCCGCTTCCTCTATTGCTACCGAAACAATAAACGCTTTACCGTGTAGATCGTGTGCGCTTTTAGGTGGGTTGTCGTTACCAAAGCCTATGGCTTTGCACAATCTGGCCCAATCCGCTTTTGCATACCCAAGATACGTTGGGTTATCTTGCCATAACATGAATGGTTTACGAACCATCATACCTGCGTATTTATCGCCTGTAATTTCTAGTTCAAGCCATATCATGTCGTTACCCGCTTGCGATTTCTTTTTCTCACACGTTGTTACCACACAAGGGTAGTCGCCTTTTGGGATAGCTGTATTATCGCTACCCGCATCATCTACATTAAAATCAAATCCTTCAAAGTCATTCATTCTGCACCTCCTGCAAATCCAAGTTTATTAATTACATCAGTCAAGTTCGGACTTTCAAACTCTTCCAATTTACCAGAACGATCTTTGGCAGTATATCCTTGCCCAAGTCTCGTTTGTAACCAACGAGCGGTTACTTTTTTACCTTCTTCATTCTCATCTTCAAATGATCTCATCACTATAACTTCATCAAAGAAGTATGGGATTTGAGTGGGCAGCTTTGCCCCAACCATCATCGGTTGATAATGAAACATGCCAGAAGACTCATCGCGTTCCCTACTTTGTTTGGCGATGAATACCACGTGCAATGGCAGATCTCTAAATCTACGCATCGTCTTAATCATCACTTCGATGACCTCGCCGTACGCACGTCTAGGATCTTTACTTTTTGCTTTCTCTTGAGACAACAAAATCTCAGACATTTCAGTGATACTGTCTAAGCAGACGGTATCGTAGTCTAAGGTTCCATTCTCTAAGAGTTGAGCAATCTCTTCTATCTCTGACGCTTCTTTTACTTCGATTGCATCCAAGTTTTCAGCATCTTTGATAGACAACAAACCACTTTCCATACTGACAACCAAGGTCTTACCTGGTGCTGTCTGACAGAGGGTAGTTTTTCCGACCCCACTCTCGCCGTAGACCAACAGCTTGGCGCCTTGCTGCTCTACTAACTCGTTGGGACTTTTGATACGATTTAATATTTTATCGTTCATTTACTTTCTCCAGTTGATAACAAAATTGTTTTCGTTTACTATGTGTTGAAAACAACATTAAACATATAGTAACAATGAACAAAGAAAAAAACAAGAACCAATGGAAGATTAATTACCTTTACCGTCAACAACAACTTGGTGAAAAGGACCTTATGAATTTGTATTCAGAAGGACTTGAGCCAGAATTTAAGGAGCGTGATGTGGAACGAATAACATTAAAACAGTATATAGAATTTATAGGAATAGACCCAGCAGCAGAGCTTTTTGATTGCTCCTCTGCCTCAACAAAAGCTTGGAGATACGGCCTTAGACAGCCTTCTATAGAACAAGCTAAAAAGATAATCAGAGCCACCAAAGGTAAGTTAGACTTTGAATCAATCTTTGGACCCATTGACCAACCCGCTAAAGCCAAAAAGACGGTTGATTAGTGTTAAACGTCAAAGCAACTGCGCAAGATTCTGCGTTGGAGCTTGCTCTTGCTTATGCAGAAAGTGGTTACAGTCCCGTACCATTATTAAGACATAATAAAGTACCCCCTAAAGAATTGGGGAGCTGGCAACAGTTCAAAGAGCGGCAACCGACGACGAAAGAAATAACTCGGTGGTTTAAAAATCGCGACGATTTGGTCGTGGCTTTAATCTGCGGAGACTTTATTGTGGTGGACGCAGACACACCAGAAGCGTGTATATGGGCAGAAGAAAATCTACCCAACACTCCTTGCAAAGTAGTTACAGGCAAGGGTATGCACTATTACTACAACAACCCAGAAAACTACACAACGTTTGTTGCCAGAAGAACTGAAACCTCAGATCCTGCCAAACTGATAGACATAAGAGGACGCGGTGGTTTAATTATTGCTCCTTACAACATTCACGCAACAGGAGCCATATACGAACCTAAGTTCATAGACGGTTGGGATTGGCACGACACAAGCGATTTACCAAACTTAACCAAAGAACATTGGGTAATGATTACGGGTGCTGAGAAGTTAAATGGCAAGGCCATTACTTCACCGTTTTCAATGGAAGGTGTGGTTGCGGGTAGCCGTAACGACAACGCCGCTCGATTAGCAGGAAACTTAATAGCAAAAGACGTAAGTATAGAAATGGTTGATTTCTTTGTTCAGTCTTGGAATCAACAAAACAAACCGCCTTTACCAAGATCAGAAATATCTACGACGGTTAACTCTATATTAAAGACACATGAAAGGAAGAACCAACAAGCTCCTGCTTTCATACAACGTAAGTACAACGTAAGTGAACCAACCGATTTATACAACCCTCCAGGTATTGTAAAAGACATATACGAATACTCAGAAACCATAGCGCAGATAGAACAACCTGCTTTGTCTATGCAAACCGCCCTAGCGATTGGTTCTGTATCTTTGGGTAGAATGTACAAAACGGATATGAACAATTTTAGTTCCATGTTCTTTATGTGTATTGCCAAATCTGGACAGGGTAAAGAAAACGTTAAGACGGTTATGGAAGCCGTACTAGATGGTGCAGGACACGCAGAGATAATGGCGGGAGACGGTTACACGTCAAGCGGTGCGGTTTACAGCTTACTAAGACACAAGCCAACACACATAACCGTGATGGATGAATTTGGTAAAAGATTGGAAAGTATATCTAAGTCTTCCAACTCCAACAAAGAGGATGCCATACAAGTCCTTATGGAGACGTGGGGACGTTGCCACGGTACGATCAGACCAGACAATTACTCTATGATGACTCTGACCCAAAAACAGCAACAAGAGGCTTTAGATCGTTCAACAATTAAACCCGCAATAACCTTGGTTGGCATGTCCGTTCCTAGAAACTTTTACGGTGCTTTATCAACAGGGCGAATTGTGGACGGATTTCTAAATCGTTTTATTGTTGTTGAGTCCAAACTGCCAAGAACGGTAGGCAGAATGGTGCCATTCGTAGAACCGTCCCACGCCATATTGGAATGGGTGCGTAAGGTCAGGGAAACCAATAACGAAATGGAGCAGATAGCCAGAGACAACTCAGAGGTAGATTTTAAACAACGTGTGGTAAAGTTCGACGACGATTCCAGAAAGCTTTTGGATAAGTTGGCTTACGAATTGGTGGATCAACAAAACAAATTAGAAAAGGACGGCCTAGAAGTACTGCTCTCCAGAACAAGAGAGAAAGCGATGCGTTTGGCTTTGATAGGCGCTCTAGCTGACAATCCACACACCAATACGATAAGAGGAGATATAACCAAGTGGGCAATAGATTACGTCTATTACTACGATCAGATAATGGTAGCTACGTGTGAAGACAAGGTAGCAGGGTCTGAAATGGAAAGCCGTATCAAGCAAGTTCTTAGCTTTATAAGGACGCAAGGAGAAATGGGCATCAGTCGTCGAGATATAGACAGACGAGAATTGTTCAGATCAATGAAGTCTTTTGAAGTAAAAGAAATCATCACTCGCTTAATGAACGCGGGAGAGATACAAGAAAAAGACGTCAGAGTAAAACAAACAGGGCGACCAATGAAAAGAATAGTCGCAATAGATCCTAATTTTTTCGATGATTAAAGAAACAAAACAAATGATGTATGAGTTAATGACGGTGTGGGTTTATGTGGTTATAGGTATCTTGGTGTTGTCGGTAACGGCAATCTCCATACCTTTCGTAGTTCTGCATCGTTTGACTCAGCATATTTATGAAGGAGTTACAAATGAACGCGAAACCGAAGATGGAAACGATCAGCGATCAAAAGCGCGAAGAGCGTGTTGCTGGATTTATAGAAGGATTATGGGGCGTAAGGTGTCATAAGCTACCAGTCAGTTACGGCCTAGATTATTGGTGCGAGAGCAAGGAGTCTTCGTTCTGGTTAGAAGTTAAATGCCGTAGCTTTGGTATTAATAAGTACGACACTTTGTTACTGAGCGCATCCAAGTTGCGTATGGGAGCTGCTCTGTCTTTGGCTACCAACCAACCATTCGTCCTGGTGTTTGCTATGACGGACAGCGTGTATTCACACACTTGGGACAGAACCAAAGTCTACGACGTACGTTTCGGTACAATAGCTGAACCGCAACTGCCAGAGGACTCAGAGCCATACATACATTTAAGTAAAGATGAATTGGTCTGTCTGTCAGACCACGCGTTAGGATTTGATCGGGAAGAGTTGGGGTTAACTTAAACCAGTCCTGCTATCCCTTGGTTCTGTCTACGGTTTGCTATATCTTCGTTAGCAATAGATCCGCCTAGTAGACTTCTGCTGACACCTGCTGTTCTTGGCGGCGGGGTAACGGAATTAATTTTAGGTAAACTTATATTAGAAGTTTGATTAGGAATTTTTAATTCTTTAAAATCTTGGTTTAATTTTTGAGCTGCATCTCCTAAATCTATACCGCTATCTTCTAAAGTTTGTTGAGTTTTTTCTTCAATAAAATTAGAAGCTTCTCCTGCTGTGTCTACAACGCCTTCACCTAAAGTTATAGGACCCGCCAATCTAACTGCATCTTTAAAGGCTTGCATCACAATATTAATACTATCTTTATCGGCTTTTGCCAATCTCCTAACAACGGCTGGTTGCATAAATATAGTTTTCATAATACCCAATTGTATTAATGTAGGGAACATAGCTATATTAAAGGCATTTACAGCAACCGCTCCTGCTATTAAAGAACCTGCTCCTCCTCCTTCACTTACTGTCATTACTCGCAAATCTCTAACAAGATCTCTTAAAGCAGCTACTGTATCTGGCTTACCAGGTTCGTTAAACATTTCTCTTAGCGCGTCATCACCTTTAGAATTTAAAGCTCTTTCTAAAGCTTCTGGATTAAAAACTTCATCAACACGTTTACCTGGACCTTTTGCTACTCTTAGCAATTCACGCATACTGTCTTGTTGTACATTTTTAAACGTGCTTGGGTCTAGGGTTTGTTTTAGTTTTGCTATATTTGTAGCTTGACCGTTTCTAAATACTAAATTTATAATTTCATCAGGTTCAGCCGATCTAATTCTTTTAAATAATTGATCTACTTCAGCGGCGTGTAAAGCATTTTCACCTTCTATAAAATCGTCTAATGAATTTTTAAGTCCTCTATCTTTAATGCTATCCAATACTTTTTCCAATCTTTCAGGCTTAAAGCTTCTGTTAATTTTATTGAAATCAGACAAAATTCTAGGTAAATCAGGTATGTCGTCAAACAATACTTTTTGCGTGGAGCCTAATTTATCTCTAAAAAATTTAGCAAAAGCAGTAGGATTTACTTGTCCAGTTTCTATGTTAATTACATTAGGGTGTTCCAATGCCTCTCTTACAAAAGTTTCTTGTAAATCTTTTTTAATTGCATTTTTAGCGTTCCCTCCAGGAATAGCATCTAAAACACCTCTTAAAATGTTTGGTTGATTTTTTTTAATTATTTTTTGAAATATTTCGTCTACGTCGTACGCACCTCTTCTTGCTGCTTGTCTTATGTCCGTAACAATTACATTGTTAAACGGTTGCATAGCTTCTTGATAATTTTTATTAAAACCTCTAATCATTTTTACAGCAGCTTTAAGCGACTCTGCATCAATCTTTTTTTGATTTGGGTTGAAAGGACGTTTTGGGGAACTATTGAACTTAGCTATCATCTCATCTACACCCACACCCGATTCTAGCTTATCAAAAATATCATCTATCTGTTTAGTAATGGTACTAATGAATCTGGTAATTTCTTTTGATTGTGTTGGAGCAGCTCTACCAATGGTTAAAAAAGTACCTCTTAATTGATTTAAAGCCTCCAAAGAAATTCCTTCTTCTTCTACGTTTTTTAATATTCTTCTAATGGTTGTTATAGAACCCCCTTGAACACCCTCTAAAGCTTGTAATAATTCTAAACCAGGTCCTTTGGTTGTTGCTTTATCTATAAATTCTATTAGATCGTCTACTTTTAAACCTACATTTCCTTTCCAAGCTTGCAAACCTTTGGCATTTAAAAAATCATCTATTAATTGGCTTTTCTTTACAAACTCTCCTGGTTCCTTAACTAACTCTCCTGCTGCGTTTTTTACTTCGGTGTACGCAAATTTTGCGTCGTACAATGTTTTAAGTTGATCTCTTAAAGTTTGACCTACCGCAATTCTGTCTGAGCCAGCCGTAAAAGCTCCATCATCAATAAGTTTGATGGCGTTATTAATATATTCATTTAAAGCTTGATTTGATTTTACAGAAGTTTTAGAAAGATTCCCTAAAATGGCATCTATCTCGCCCTTTGTTAAACGACCAGTTTGTATGGCTTGGGAAAAATCATCCAAAGACAAAGTTACGTCGTCTTGTTTTTTTAAAAAATTTTGTATTCTTTGCGTTCCATATTGAATTAAACGTTTGTCTCTTTCCGTTCTTCCAAATACTGTTTCTGACGCTGCTTGTATTCTTCCAGCAATTGCTCTTTTTAATCCGCTTTGTGAAACAGCAGCAGGAGTAAAACTGCTAATAACTCCTTCTTGTTGAGCTTTTAGTATGTCTTTAAAACTAGGTTCTCTTCCTAAACGTGTTGCTAAAAATTCTACTTCTTTAGGATCAGCCCCTTGAGCTATGGCTCTTATAATATCAATGTCTCCTGCATCTGCCTTTCTTCCTAACATTCCTACAAATCCTGCTCCAGCAACTTCAAAAATTCCTTGAGACAATCCGCCAATAACTCCTTCAATAGCTAAATCTTTTGCAATTTCATCAGCTTCTTGTTTTTGTGTTCCAAGTAAAAGTTCACTTGCTTCTTCAACACCTTTACCGCCAGCAGACCCTAAAGCAACTGCTGCTGACCTTACCAAACGAT